GACGAGCACAAGGTTTACCATCATATTTACCACCAACTTGAACCCAACCTTTTACTTTGCGTCCAGACTTAGTAGTTCCACTTGATTTACCAAACCAAGCACGGAGACCTTCCTCATTCACTTCTTTACTATCAAGATAATCTGCAGCAGTATCTAAGTAATCAGATGCCTTGGTTATCTTTGATTGAACCCATGCTTTGAAATTGTCTTTCTTGCGTGAATGTTTTGCAATCCTCTTAGATGCTCTACCTGCAGTCTTCAATTGATTACGAATCATTTCTGGTTCATGATCACCATGCTTATCTTCATTCATTGCTTTTTCTAAATCATCTGCTTGTTTTGCATGTGTTTTAGAACCACTCTTTAGTTTTTTAACCAAATGTTTTATAAATGGTTTATCTTTTTTATCTAAAGTTTCTTTCATAAGGAAACCATCATCACGAAGAACAGATCCTTCAGGAATTGGTTTACACTTCTTGTCAGTGTTGCAATAGTAGTATCCTTTTTTACAGGATTTCATTATTCAGTGCTTTTCGACTCATTATTATTTAGAATACCTTGTTTTAGAAGTTTTGACAACTCACTTGTAGATCCAACAAATAAGGCATTATTTGTGACATTATTTTGTGTTTTAGTACCTTCTTCATCAATATCTTTCATCTTCTTCTGTAAATCCATTAATTTATCTGTGCTATCTGCAACTGATTTAATTAACTGTCCAGCGACTTCATATGCTCTTGGACTTGCACTTTCACCGGCAACTTCCATAATACCATTGATTGCTTCTTGTCCCTTTTCAATTAAAGAATATAATTGACCTCTTGTATACTTATAATCCTTTTCAACATCATTCTTTTTTAAAACAACATTAGGTAACTCAGGTTTTGATTCATCTTTTTTTACAATCGATGTTTCAACATTTAAAGATTTTTCAATATCACCAAAATTAGTGTTCATCATGAGTCTGTCCTTGTTGCAGGATTGAATTGTAATGAATCAGTAAAGATACTAGAAGATTCACTAAATCCAAAATCGTCACCAATATCTATAAGATTATCATCTGCTGTAGTTAATTTATTAACCTTTGCCTGTTCAAGATGTTCCACTTTAAGTGTCCTATCAAATCCTCTTTTCACAACCAAAGTAGTTGCATCAGGTTTTTCTTTTATCTGCATTACCTCACTATCAATTACAATACGATCTCCGACAGAGAAGTTAGATGTATCATTTATAGTAATTCTAACTGCTGTTGCTGTAATATTAAATGTTAGAACTTCTGTATTCGCACCATCATAATCTTTAACCGCTTTTGGTGTAGCAACATAACGAAGTTCTCTTCTCTTATTCTCACGATCCATATTAGTGTGATAATCCAATTGAACCTTCTTAATAAGTCCCTCTGGAGTATCTGCGACAGGGCCGAATAGGTAAGTTTTAGCAGTAAAATTGAGTGTGTATATTAATGCTCTTCTTGTTGCAAAATCTCCTTCATAATCATCTTGGAATGATATATTATCTAATACAACACTAATATCTCTTTTCTCTCCAATGACACTTACTAGATCTACAGTTAAATTAAAAGATGGTTGAAAAAATGGTAATATTTGTTCAATGATCTGAAGTCCATCATCGTTTAGTTTAACCAAGATATTTAATTCAAAACCAATATTGTATGGAACTGGCATGAAAACTTTTCTTAAATTTGTTCCATCAGATGCTTTGAATGTTTGTGTAATTGATGATTTTCTTGTTGCATCATAAGAAATGTTTGTCATCTCAAAAGACATTCTAGGTAATGTAATTTGAGTCGCACGATTTAAATCAGGTTGTTGTTCGATTCTCGCTAAAAACTTTTGCATTGGGCCATATGCCAAAGCAACTTTCATATCGCTAATTGATTTACCAGTATTATCCTTATGACGAATATGAATATCATTGAACAATGTTCCGAACGATATAACCGTCTTTCTAAGTATTTCGTGATAAAAATAAGTGCCTAACATTAGTATGTACCAAATGGATTAGTTTCAGCAAAATCAACGATGTTATCTGCTTCAAGTTCAAACTCATCATTATTACTGTAATCATCGTATATATCACGATCATCATATTGACGAATATTATATGAAACAAATTGTGTGCTTCCAACTGATATAGTTTGATTCTGTAAGAATGAAGTATTAAAGGTTTTCTCACTCATTCTTATATTTCCAAAACTATCAATTGAATGAACAGTCACACCCACACCAATTACATTATCAATTGGCCCTACGTCATCTCCAACATTAAATTTAGTTGTATTTGCAGACCCTACATTGAAAATTGTAGTTAAACCACTTATATTTCTACCAGTTGTGGTAAAACCAGCAACAAAGGTTGTTTGATGTATTTTTAATCCAGTGACACCTATACCTATTTGAACTCTTATCTCCTCGCCCGGAATAAATCCGTTGACAGTCGATCCAATACCAACATTTGATACCTTAAGCACCTTAGTATCAAGATCCCAAGATCTAACTCTTGCTTCAGTATTAGATGCCTGACCTACAACAAGATCATTATATAAGAAATTACCATAACCTGTCATAATATCTGGATTTGCAATAGTAACTGCTGGTGCAACTGTGTATCCTGCACCGGGATTTATAAATCTAAAGGAAGATAATTGACCACTTCCAATATCAATAATAGAAGTAACCACTGCAGTTGTTCCTACACCTGTTGGCCCTGCTATGGTCACAGCAGGATTTGTTGTATAACCTTTTCCATCTCCAGTTACGTTAAATGATATGACACCCTGACCAGAGGTTACAATACTACAAGTTGCAATCGCTCCACTTCCTCCACCACCAAGAATTCTAATACTTGGTGCAAATGTATACCCAGAACCGGGATTGGTCATTATAATTTCTTTAATTGAGAATACACCCTGTCTTTCAGTTGTAATTGCAACCGCTGATGCGTTTGTACCACCAGAAACTCTACTTGTACTAATCGAAACTGTTGGAGTTCCTGTGTATCCACTACCATCGTTTAGAAGTGTAATACCACTTAAGTATCCAGAGTTAACTGAAATACCAGAAGATGCTTCTGCAGTCACACCAGTTCCCACAAGATTCAGAGTTGTGATGAATCCTTCATCCTCAACTTCCTTATCAATTGCATCTACACCAGTATCAATAATTTCATCTTCATATTCAAAGAGTTCACATTGAAGTTGATAGACATAATTCTTACCTAATTGATAGAAAGGTTGTTCATGTTCTACAAATTTAACTTCAAATAATCTTGATCCTAATGGGAAAAATACTAAATCACCCTCTCTTGGACGAGTTGCAAGTTCATATTCATCATCAACTAAAAAAGGTGCGATAAAATCTTCAAATCTTTCTTTTGATATTGTAAGTGTAATCTCATCTCTNAAACTTACACCAAACTTCGTCATGATATCTCCAGCACCNGAATATCCTTCATAGGTATTCACATATGCTTCAATTGAAAAATTATCATCGAACTTAGATGATTGAACTTCTTCAATAATTGATTGTTTATTTACAAATTTTCTCGGAATATATGTAACCTCCACTCCATAAATTTGAAGTTGCTCATTTATGAGATTTTGTATTAATCTCTGCTCACCGGGAGATCCTTGTAGAAAAAAGGGATTGAGTGCCATACATTCTACCCGATNAAGTCAAGAGGAGGTAACTCGTATTCNAGTTGCATCTTCTGTTTAATTGCATCTAATTCTCTTTGTCCATCGTCATATATTTCNCTACCATTTAATTCTAATCCACCGGGAAGTTTAACTCCTCTAAACTTAATTAAATTCTGACCCCATTGNCTNTTTAATAATGCAGTNAAATACATTTTTAAAAATGGATCATTATAAACTCTTGTAAAAGTATTTGGATCTAATGCCCTTTGACAATCAATAACTATAAAATCACCCTCTGCAAGTGAGTTATAATCGATGTCAAGATATAAACGATTTTGTTTTTTGTTAAATCTTATTTGTCTTTCAGGAGTTAATAAGAAGTCAATATCTTCTAAGTAACTCTTGACCATTGAATATTGTAGTAATTCAACTGAGTTGAAGTAATACAAATCATTTAAAAATAATTGATATTTGATACTGAACATACCACCAGATATTGAACTAGTATCAAACTTAAATATCTTTTCAATTCCAATTACAGAATCTGGAACCTGAATAAAGTTTGAGTTTTCAGTAAATTGAGAAACAGTAGATCCATATCCAGCTGAAATAGTAGTGGATGTTCCAGCAGTTCCAACAATTGATGATGTTGATATTCCAGTAGAACCGGGATGAATTTTTCCTCGATCTATTTCTTGCTGCGTAAATTCATGTTTGAGGTACATTTCCTCAACACCATCAAAATGTCTTTCATTAAAAAGTTGTACAGCATCATCTAACAAATCATCAATCTGATCATCATCAATATTAATTTCCAGCACGGGAGCACCTAGTTGCCTAAGTCCGTAGTCAATTAATCCTTGTCTTGATGATGGTTGTGCCATTATTCTGCTTCTACCTCAGATGCTAAGTTTTCATACTTGGT